GTTGGAATCAAGAAGGCCGTTGAGGAAATGGACATCCCGGAGGACATTAAGCAGATGGTTCTCAAAAAGCGCGGCTCGGATGGATTAAAGGCACTCAAGGAAGCCCTTGAGGAATATAAGAAGAACCTCGTTTCCGGGACGGTTGACCCGGCGCTTTTCCAAAAGACCGCGAAATACGCAAAGCAGGTGGCGAAGTATATTTCCGCCGCTGGGGATGCGATGGAAAGGCTCGGCGCGGCCACAAGTGACATGCGGCTCTCCGATGCCGGGCAAGCCGTTTCCGCCATCGGGCAGAACCTTTCCGCCGCTGCCGAGGGGTATGAGAAATCCGGGCATTGGATTGGCGCAGTCGTGGGCGGTGTTGTTGACATCTTCAACCAGGTCGTAGATGCGGTTGGCAACGCAAACGAGAAGATGCGAGAGATGGAGGAAGCCGTGCGGAACGTCCGCATCGAATCCGAGGCTCTCCGGTTCAATAACGTTTTGTCTGACGGGGTGGACGGTATCTTCGGAGAGAACTTTGTCAAGCGGGTACAGAATGCGGTACGCGGGATTAACGACCTTAAAACGGGTCTTTCGGCCCTTAATGACGAACAAAGGAAAGCGTTCGAGTGGATTAAGAAAGTAGAAATCGGCCCTCTTACTCACGGGACGGCGGAAACGATACCGAATATTCTTGCCGGGCTTGCAACTCCAAGTGTTGGCGACATGAATATCCGGACGGACCACTCCTTCTGGGGCGGCGACACATTCAAGACGCTCCAAGCCATCGCCGATGAATGGAATATGGCCTTGATGGACGAAAACAACAACCTTAATTCCAAACTCCTTGATGATGTATTGAAGCAATACGGCGACCTCAACGACGGAATGAAGGATTGGCTCACGGGCGCAAAGCAATACTCTGAGGAATACGCGCAAGCGATGGAACAGATCGAGGATGCCACAAAGGATGTATTCGACAACCTCGCTTCCGACATGGCTGACCAGTTCATCGACAACTTCCTCGCTATGGGGAACGCCGTGGACGACCTTTCCGGAACCTTTGCAAATCTTGGTGATGCTATCCTTCGGTCCTTCCTCCAATCCTACATCCTTGACGAAATCCTCGGAAAGTACGAGGAGAAAGCAAAGAGTGCGCTTACAAAGTACGCAAACAAGGAAATGACCCCGGAGGAATACGCCGCGTGGCTTGACGGGTTCGCGGACACCGTGCAGGAGGAAAGCGAGACGCTCGCCCCGGCTATCAACGGAATGATTGAGGCGTTCAAGGACCGTGGGCTTATGAACATCGACGAGGACACCGCGAACTCCATCGGCTCCGGCATCAAGTCCATCACCGAGGACACGGCTAACCTCCTCGCATCCTACATCAACGCCATCCGTGCCGACGTGAGCTATATCAGGATGATGCAGGAGAAGGGATGGGGTACGATTGAGAACCTCGGCGGTGCGCTCCCGACCTTGCAGGACTACCTCGCTCAAATAGCCGCGACGAACTACGACACCGCGCAAGCGACAAGCCGCATCCTCTCCGAACTCCAATCGGTCATCGGTGCACCCGGCACTTCCGGCATGGTTGTGAGAGTAGAATCCGCTTAATACAACCTAATCTCTTTTGGGTATTTGTGGTGTTGCCTTGCTATAATTGCAAGGCAATGCCGTATATACCCTCCATATTGAACTATCATCCGTTCTACATCCAGAACGGGAGCGAGTCATCCGCATGGGACACGCGGGACTACGGCCTCGTGGCGCAAGCCCAGCCGTACCCGGACAACTACGAGGCGAAGGACCCGTACAAGAACGATTGGTTCGACGAGGATGGCGACGACGAGTACGTGGCTCCCCTCAAGCGCAAGGCGTTCGAGTACACGGTGAAGTTCTATATCCGCGATGCCTCCTTTGACGCGATAAACACCTACAAGGAGGCATTCCGTGCGAAGATTACCCAGGGGGAAATCAAGATATACGACTCGTGGCAAGGACGTGGTTTCCAACACGTGCGGTTCGTCAAGGACAACGTGGAACAACGCGAGGAGGAAAAGGACTATGTGTGGATGATATTCTCCGCGACCTTCAAGGTCAACGATCCGTCCACGAAGATGACGCTCTCCGAAGGGGCGATAGTAACCGCGTAAAAGGGAGGGTGTATGGCGAAGTTCAAGATATACTCCCCCGCCGGAACGGAAATCTACGAGGGCACTCCATCTTTTACCGGGCAGTATATGGCTCCGGGACTTTTGGAGTTCCGTGAAATTGCCTCCCCTGTTCCGCTCGACCTCTCCGCCGGATGCTACGTGGACTACACCCGCACGGGCTTCCGGTACAAGATATACTCCGTCCCGCAGGTCAAGAAGCAAGCGCGAAAGCAGTCCTACGGCGGTGCGTTCCTCTACCAGAACGTACAACTCTACGACGCATCGAAGATGCTTGAGTTCTGTCCCTTCCGCGACCTCGTGAAAGGCGACAACCGCATCCACTTCTCCACCCAGCCGTCCATCTCCACCTTCGAGGGCGTGGACGGCCTCGCCCGAAGGTTCGAGGCTTGCCTCCAAGACCAATACGGCGCGAACTCTTGGAGAGTGCGCGTCGCAACTACGGACGACGGAATCTCACAAGACCTCGCAGACCTCATGGCCGACGCGCGGGAGTTCACGGTGTCCGGGGTGAATATCTTGGAGTGCCTCAACAAAGTGTACGAAATCTGGCCGGAGGTCGGCTGGGTTTACACCGTGGAGGAGGGCATCGACACCATCATCATCGGCGGTGCGGGCCTTAATGCGAACGATGGCACTTACGCCTACGGGAAGGGGTTCGGACTCACCTCCCTCACCCGGACGGTGGCGAACGCGGACGAGATGGCGAACCGCATCTTCGCCTACGGCTCGTCCCGGAATATGCTTCCGAGATGGTATAACAACCAAACCATCAAGGACGCGGAGTCGGTGGACATCCAGAACCTCATGATTCCGATTACGGAATGGGGGCTCACCAGCAACCTTCCGGACGCATCGAAAGCCTATGTGGAGAACGGGACATCCATTGCGAAGATGGGCCTCCGTCCCACGACCGTGTATTTCGACGGAAGCGGGGAATACCCGGAAATCTACCCGTCCATCCGCGAGGCGACCATCGGTAAGGTACGCGAGGCGTTAGGCGATTCTACGGCAAAATACTACCCTTCTACGTCCATCTATGCCGACCCTTCCGAGAGGGTGGATGTGCTCAAATCCGCACAAGCGACCTTCGACTCCGGCCTCGCGGGGACCGACGGGAAGCAGACGATATACAGCGGCTACCAAAGCGCGACGGACTCCGGGGCCGACAATATTCCCGCAGAAAGGCAGAGTTACACGCAGACCATCCTCACCGTCCCCGTAACGTTCACCGCTTCGGAGGCCGGGACGCGGAACATCAAGATTGCGCTCACCCTCGGAGGGTACGTCCAGGCCGCGAACATCACGGGCGGCAAACTCGTTGCCTATCTCCGCAAGGGCCATCCGGCGGCTGCCGCAACCGTTACGAACGCGGTGGAACTCGTCGCTACGGGGACATCCGGAAGATATGGATTTCCGTCTTTCTCCCTCTCCGGCTCGCGGGTTGAGATAGAGGCGGCGACCTACTACCTTGTCGTGGACATGGAACTCAACCTTGAGGAATCCGCGACAGAGCAGGCGTACTCCTACAACATCGACTGCGACCTCGCCGTGTCGCTCTCGCAATACCGCTCCAAGACCTTCACCGTCACCCTCAAGCAAATCGGTTTTGACATTACGGAACAAGCCGCCCTCGGTGACGGAAAGACAATCTCCATGCGCTCCGGCTCTTGCGTGGGCCGTACCTTCGCCATCAACTCCGTCCAATACAATTCCGCCACCGACGATTGGACGCTTGAGTGCTACCGTTCCGAGGATGAATCCCTTTCCCAATGGTTCCCGAATACGGATTATCCCGTCCGGGCCGGGGACGAGTTCGTGCTCCTCGATATTGCGATGCCGGAAACCTACATCGGGATTGCCGAGCAAAGACTCCTTGATGCGGCCCGCGAACTCCTTGCCGATACCTCCGTGGAGCGGTGGCAATACGTCCCGGAGATTGACGCGAAGTACATGGTGGAGAACAACCGCACCATCCGGGCCGGGGAATGGATGGCCTTCCTTGATGTCAATGCGGACGACATCACTCCGACCACAATCACCTATTTCCGTGTCGCCGGAGGTGGCGGGTATTTCTATACATCGGACAACTCAAAGACAATCCTTGCGATTGATCCTGGATCGGTCGTCCTGTCCGTCGTGGATACCGTCACCATCAACGAAGGCGAAGCGGCCATCCCCACATACAAGGTCACTCTCCGCGACCGAAAGAGAAAGACGTGGACGGAATCCGAGTCCGCGCCGACATCCTCCTCAAAATCCGTGGGGTCCGCGTCGTCGTCAAACGAATCTTCCGGGCAATACATAGACCTCTCCGGCTATGTCAAGACCGATGCCTTCGAGTCACTCTCCGGTCGTGTTGCCACCATTGAGTCCGAGTCCTTCTGGATGCTCGACAACGACGGGAATGTCACCCTGAAGCCGCAATACGAGAACGCATGGGTTCCTGGTTGGCTGGCGGCTGGTGGTGTCGGTAGTGGCTCCGGTGGCGGAGGCGGTGTGTCCTACCTTCGGGAACTCACGGACATCTACCACAATGCGAATGGTGTCCTCCGCGCGGATGGGTCTGCGGTTCAGAACGGGGATGCTTTGGTGTACGACTCCGCCAATTCCCGGTGGATAGCGGCTGCGGTCTCCGGTGGTGGTGGTGGCATTACGATTGACACGAACCTCTCCCCCACATCGGGGAACGCGGTAGCGAACTCCGCCATCTACGCGGCCTTGTCCGAAAAACAAGAGAGCCTCGTTTCCGGGACCAACATAAAGACCATCAACGGAGAGTCGATTCTCGGTAGCGGCGACATCCAGATACAAGGCGGTGGAGGTGGAGGTGGCACGGTCACATCAATCACCCTCACGCAAGGTACGGGTATCACGGTGTCCAATTCCGGAACGGCTATCACAACCTCCGGGAGCCGGACAATAAGCATTTCTTCTTCCTACCGAACGCTCATCAACAACGGGAATACCGCATACGGCTGGGGTAATCACGCAAGCGCGGGTTATCTGACGGCATCTTCCCTTTCCGGATATGCTACGGAGAGTTGGGTCTCCCAACAAGGCTTTGCGTCCGCGTCCGACCTTTCTTCCCTCTTGTCCCGCGTGACGAGCATCGAGGATTGGTTTGAGATAGTGACCGTCGGAACTCAATCCGCCCTCCATGTGAAGCAGGGACGGGCACTCTATTCCGACTCTTGGATTGCGGCTGGTGGTGTCGGAAGCGGAAGCGGAGGTGGCAGCGGCACTTATGTCGCTTGGGGCACGAAGTCCGGAAACACGCGCCCCCTCACCGTGGAAGGCACTACGGAGACCCTCCTTCTGGACGGTGCGCTCTCCGGTTACGCTACGCAGTCTTGGGTGGGGCAACAAGGTTATGTAACCTCACAAGCCCTGAATACAACCCTCGCAGGATATGCCACCAACCTTGCACTTGCCGGAAAACAAGACAAGTATCCGTTCACCATCACGGGTGCGTCCGGTGCGACTTACGCCCTTGGGAACTTCGTCACCATTGATGGGGTCCAAACCATCACCGGGGCAAAGACATTCTCCGGAGGAATCACGATGTCCGGGGCGAATATCCTTCCGTCCGCCGATGATGCTAACTCGCTTGGAAGTAACGATTATCGGTTTAACGCGGCTTTCATTAGAAATATCTACACCTCCTTCTTCCAGTTCCGGGACGGCGAGACAAAGGCGGTAAGGGGGAACATCGCTTTTGGAGATGGCTATTTACAGCTCTCTCTTGCCGGGACGAACGCGGCGAACTATATGTTCTACTCCGGGAGCGG